CTACTTAAGCTGTGCGATCGGGAGTGCAATAGCCGTGATCGTGATGCTCGTGAATTGATTATCAAACCAAGAACTTGGCAGGGTCAGCTCAAGGCCCTCGTTAGGGGTCAGCGACCAAGTGACATTGCTCATAGGTCCAGCCTGAGGGATTGACACTGACACCTGAAGACAACACCTCTCTGGTCGTAGGAGCGAATGGCGATTATTTCTCAACTTAAGCGTAGTCCCCTGAGAGATGAGATCACCATACTGCATAATACCCGAACGGACCCATTCACCGCCCCTCGTCTTAGACAATGTGCCGATGATTGTATTTGGGCGAGCATGCCATGGAATATCGGAGACTAAGGACTCATGTGTATACTTACCAAGCCGTGGAGCGATGAACCTCTCGTACACCACACCATGGCGAGTGGTGAGATTTTGCGAGAGCCCTGGGCGACCAGCACCGAACACGTCGACAATCTGGCTCACCAGGATAGCCCCCCTGAGTTCATCTACAGGGTTACCGCGGTAGAAAGGATGCGTGGGACTATCATATCCAGGGTACGACTCTGGGAAGGTTATGACATGGTACACTGGGAAGCCCTTCATAAAGTGTGCATCTGTGACATCGTACAAGGGCACGCCAACCGAGTCCGCATCGATAACAGAAGATCGACCAACGCCCTCGAACAGACTGTCAATATCATCCGAGAGTTTATCTATCCGTTTTACCCCATCCGACAGATATAGCATAGAGTTAGTCGTCAGAGTGCCATCTCCATGCTTTACCAGAGTTGCGACACGCATAGTCCGCGCACCCTTATACACATCGTCTGCAGTGGAGACATCTACGGTAGTCTGCTTGAGCTCCAGTTTATAGGATGCGTTTGGCACAAGTGGTGCAGATAAGCGAGCCACTTCCACGACCTCGCCGGAAAGGATCGCAACGCCGGTATCTGTCGTTGTCGGAGTCTTGAGCATGACCGTCTTATTCCCTGACAGAGTCGCGAGGTTAGAGAGTAGACCGATCTGCTGCTGAATGAAGTCGAGGGTCTCTGTAGAGAGAGGATAGTGACCTGCCTCTCCCGCACGGTTTACCGCCGTGAGATAGTTAGCTGTATTCATGCTTAAATAGTGATTAGGGGGTGATTAATTAGTTGTCGGTTGGGATAAAGACAGGGCGTCGTGTCGGCAGCTTATACTGCTCTACTAGCCACATCACATCAGACAGTCTCGTGTTATACACATCTCGGGGGACATACACACGAAACCCCGATCTATCTACATTGGTAGACCCTGTGAATGCGCGAAGCACCTTAGGGGAGCGATTAGGGTGCGCCACGGGAGATCCGCTACGGACACCACTGAAGGTATCTATGAAATGCCCCGAGGGAACAATGTCCTCAATGCGATAGTGGATTCCTCGGGATGAGGGATACTTATCCTCGAGCATGCCAAGAAGGCTACATACCTGACCATTATGATCAAGACGATATCTATCCTCATGGATAGCTCGCTCAACAAGAGCATACAGGGATCTCAGTGGGGCGGTAGCAGCCAGAAGCAAGGCGATAAGCAGGGGCTTTCGTAGGAAAGACGGGAGCGCATCAGAGATGATCTTGCGCCACTCGATGTTAGGTGTAGGGCTCATAGGACTTATAGTTAATTTTGAGAGATGTGAGATTGTAGTAGCCAGCCGATGGGCGGTGATATCCGTCGAATGCGATGAAGCTATCATAGGTAGAAGGACGAGCTGATGCCTCCGAGATCGTAGAAGCCTCAACTCCCGGTACCTTTGAGAGGGCAACGACCAGATCCGAGGTGCGGAATATGCCATCAAATGGTAAGCCTGATATGCTACTATATATCACAGATCGCACTTCCTTGTCGAGTGACTCTGTTGGCTTGTCAGACGACATCAGTGTTGGGTAGACATAGACCACCAAGGACAGCTTCAGCTCATCTCCAGGAGAAGACACTACACGAAGAGGAACACCTGCATCTTTGATCATCGCCATATATGCAGTTAGTGGCGTAACAATGCTATCAGATAGTACAACTGGAGCCCCCTTGGAGTCTGCTCCTGCTACCTTAAGGGTCACGACGCCCTGATACTCCGACGCGACGGCATAGCGAACCACGGCAGCGCGCTCCTGCTCCTCGGGGGTGATGGTGGAGAGGTCGTATCGATCTTTATAAGGTGGCAAGGCGTGACCGTGGAGGTAATCCTTGGCACGCTGGGCATACCAGCGGAGCGTGTGTGGCTCTGCTTCGCTGACGAGCTGAGCTACCTCGGTGCGGTGCTTATCAAAGAGCACCTCCAAGGTCCACACTGCCGAAGCGAAGGCCCAGAACAAGATGCTCTCCAGGGAGACCTTACTAAACTGTTCATCATAGGTCTTCCTCGTGTCAAGCTTATAGGAGCGCTGGACGGTCGGGTCAGCGATATAGGCAGCGGCTATTTCACGACGGATATCTGAGATAGAGCGGGACATAGTGAATTACTTGAATGTGAGTTCGTAGCCCGAGGGGGTCTGAAGGAAGCGGTCAGCGGGGATGCTGCAGTAGTGCATCTGCTTGATAGTGGCTGTGGGGAGCATCGGGTCGCCTGGACCAGCTAAGTGGGAGCGGATGGCAAGCCCTAACGTGGGGTATTCGCCGAACTCCCCCGGGACGGCTTCGAGGAGGAAGGCGGCCGTTTGCTCACGCACTTCCCCGAGGGAGAGGTGTCCCTTGGAGAGGTCGAAGTCGCCTGTCTCGGTGGAGAGAAGGATGCCTAACATAGAATGAGGAGATGAGTGGTTTTTTTTAGTGCTTAATGTTAGGGTCTTCGTAGTCCCCGCGCTTGCTCTGCTGGAGCTGCTTGCCTGACCACGAGGTGACGGCAGCCTTGAGGGCAGCACCGCCATCGGAGGGGATGGGAGTCCAAGCGGAGAGGGCTTGCTTGAGGGAGTTGATGTCCTGCTCGATGGTGTTGAGCTTCGTGGTCAGCTCCTCTATCTTGATGATGCCGCCGAGCTTCCCCCCATTGAAGACGATTCCCTCGGGCATGAAGCTGAGCGTCTTGTCGCCGATCTTGACCTCAAGAGCGTCGAGCTCGTCTGTGAGAAGCACGACACCAGTATCTTGTCCGTCGACGAGACCGACGATGACGTAGCTTCCTACCTTGGGGAGGAGCAGGAAGCCCTCTTCGCCCTCTTGGTCTCCCTGGAGCGAACAGCCGAGGATAGGAGCGCTCTCATCGAGAGGCTCGCAGTCCACAGCCCGTGCATCACGATCAACTGACGTGACGGTGCATGCCTTCAGAACGGAAGGAGCACCGCCAGAGAGTTGTCCTATAAGTTTTGCTATTTGGCTCATATTAGTCTGCTACACGGGTGCCGAGAGTCACGTCTTGGCGAAGACCCTCGGTGCCGTACTTGATGGTTACTTTCTTTACCTGATAGACACCCTTCTTCGTCCCGTCAATGATGATGCCTACGGTGTCGAGCTTATCAAGGAGCTTAGCTCCAAAGGTCGTGACACTGCCAGCCAAGCCGTCACGCTTCAGGCGCTGCATCTCCTGTTCAGCCCAGGCACGGAGCTCTGATTCGCTCTTGCCGTAGGTATGGAGGGTACGGAGCTCGCCGTCAGCATCGCCTAATTCGAGCTTGATCTTCTTGGTCTTGCCCTTCTTAGCGGTGGGGAGGAAGGAGATGGCCTTGACCTTGAGGCGGAGGGTGTCGCCGTGTTGCTCCTTGAGGGAGGAATCGCTGATGAGGTTGATTCCCGAGGCGATGACCTGCGACGCCTTTCCTGATGCCTCACGGTCAAAGACTACGCCCGCATAAAGGATGGGCTTGCCATCTTCATATCGGAAGAAGCTACGCACCCCCTGCTCTTTAAGCTCTCCGAGGAGGGCTGCCACGTTGTCGGCCTTGACACGGTAAGCCCCGAGGGTCTGTTCACCGAGCACTTTGAAGTCGGTGATCCCTTGGTCGGAGAGGATCTGCGATAGAGAGGCATTGCGATAGGCTTTCTTGACCGTGGGCTTTCGCTTGAGCTGGTACATCTCATCCTCGCACTCGATGACCACGGGGGTCTTGAAGCCGACCTCACGGATATAGCCTACAAAGGCCAGCTGTAGGTCGTCATCGTAGCCAAGAGATATGCGCACCTTGTCGCCACGGCGGAGCGGTGCACCCTCTTTGCTATCCCAGAGCATACGCTTCGGAAGCGTGAGCTTGCAGGTGTCGGTAAGGTCATCAGTCGAGCGCTCGATCTCGCAGGCTGTGATCTTGTCGATGATCCATTTTCGCTCGGACTCAATCTCGACGCGTGCGGTAAGACGATACATAGGGGCTAATAGTCAGATGAGAAAACGTTATACTCGTTATCAGAGAGCGCACTGATGGTTAGCTCCTGGTAGTTGCTCTCGGTGCCTTGAGTAAGGGAGTAGCTCTTGACGACAAGGCGGTTGATCTCGAAGAGGTCAAAGAAGGCACTCTGCACGCTGATAGGCTTGTCTACCTCAAGGAATTTGCGGAGCTCGCGAAGTCCCTCCTCGGGGTAGACGTTGGCGACCTTCCCCTCCTCGACACCCTGGATACCGACAGCTATATTGATATCGAAGTCACCATCTGATATATACTCCTTGACGGTGCCCACCATCCCCACCACTTGGGTCGTGACGATATTCTTTGTGCGGGTCATCGCCACCACAGCGTCAGGGATGCTCAGCTCTGTACCATCCTCGAGACGAAGGAGGAGGGGGCAAAGCGTGTAGGCACCGAGCCAGTCAGCAGGATCTGTGATAGGCACACCGACGGGCGAAGGAGCGAACTCCCGCCCCTCTTTATTATAGGAGTGTGCGCCCTTACCACTACCGGGGAAGCGGTAAAGCATCACCTTACCCGCAGTGATGGAGATCGGTAGGACGGTTGGTAGAGTACTCATTGCTATTGGTTGGGGGACGCCATCAGCTGGGTGACGTAGAGGTCTTGATACTTAGTGATCGTCTTAATGAGCTCTGGTGTGAGGTCTGTATCGATGGACATGCGGTGCTCCATCCATTTGCCGAAGGCTATGAATACCTCAATAGCCGTCACGACGTTAGCTTTCTTGTCGAGCTTCTCAATGGCGTCACTGAATCCCTTAAGCTGCTTTCCGAGGCTTGCAGCCGCCGCTGGATCATTACTGTTGAGCGCATCGGTGAGAAGCTTGTCGATGGAGAGCAGGATCTTATTAACCAGCTCTGGGCGGGTGATGTGCTGGGCAGCACGCAGGCTCTGCCACTGCCCAGCTTGCACCCACTTAGAGATAGTAGCCTCCGATACATTGACACTCAAGGCTATGCTCTTCTGCTCTTTACCTTGGAGGTATAGTAGGCGTGCTAACTCGCGCTTCTCTTCACGTTCTCTGGCTGTCATTGGGATAGGTGTGAGGTGGTTCAGAGGGCGTCATCGACTCCTCTTGCTTCTTACGGTCTTCTTCCTGCCATTGCTTCTCGAGGGCGAGGGCTTCGTCCTCGGGCATCAGCTCGTAGAGATGTGCGTCCTGCTTCGGGCATCGCACGAGGTAGCCTACGCTACGTCTCTCGCGGCTTACCACCATCTGCCCCTTGGGGGCTTTAATTCTTACCGAATGCGAACGTTTCATAATCAAGTTGTTAAAGGTTATTTATAGTTAATCGTCCAGCCCTTGTCGCTGGCCGTATCTCCGAGATCTCCGAGTGCCTCCTCGTTTGCGCCGAGGAGCGCACGACTAAGGTCGATGCGATTGCCCGTTACGCTCTGTGCGTTGTTGATGAGGTAGCGCACACTCTCCAGGGAGAGGTTACCGCACGCAGAGAGGTCGAGGTCTACCTTCAGCCCCCTGATACGCACCTCCTCAAGCGACGAGCATCCTTGAAATGGAGCAGCAGCCGAATTGGCATTTGACAAGTCGATAGTCCCAGTAACTCTACGGAGACTTGAACAGCTGTTAAATGCGTAGGTGAAATTGGTCAGCAAACCTCCCGAAAGATCTATTGATACATCTTTGAGGTTGCTGCATCCATAGAAGAGATATGATGCATTGGTCACCTTTGGCGCCGCTCCTATAGAAGCACTCGTAAGGGACGAGCAATATGAGAATGCACTGGATATGTCGGTCGCATTTGCGAGTGCTCCCAGCGATGCCTCTATGAGAGATCCGCACGAAGATGCGAACGACGACAGATTGACCGCCACACCAACATTCTCAATGCTTGGGATACTTTTCAACGCCCTGTTTTGGGCGAAGCAATAATCAATGAGTGCTGGCTTGTATCCATCTGAAATCCTCATCGGAGGAAGCGACTCATCAACATATCCCAAAAATTGCTGGCGTCTAAAGATGGACATTGTTACAGCCTGCTCCTTCATCCCCTCCACCGCCTTGATGGCGGCTACCAGCGGTGCATTCTCCTCTATCGTTGCGCCCTTGCCTGCGAGCGCATTGTTGAGCTGTCGGAGCTTGACATTGAGGTCAAGCACCGCCTCCTCTGCTTGTTGTTTACTGCTCTGTGCCATATACTACTGCCTTAATTAGCTTAGCGAACGATCCGATGGTATCTGCCCACTCCTTCCTTGATAGCTTCGGATTGTCGTCAGTCTCCTGCAGGTAGACTTGGTAGGCGTCATCGCCCTTCTCGCCCTTTTTGCTGGCGAGGAACTCTGTGAGTGTCCCCGTGAAGCCGTCTTCTTGGGCTAACTCGTAGAGACTTTTCCCTGGGGCACCAGGCGCTCCCTTTTGCTTCTCGAGGAAGTCTTCAAAAGAGCCCTCGTAGCCACGCTCGACAGCTGCCTGATAAAGGTCTTTCCCTGGGGCACCAGGTGCTCCCTTTTGCTTCTCGAGAAAGTCATCAAAGGTCCCCTTATAGCCACGCTCGACAGCTGCCTGATAGAGGTCTTTACCGGGCGCGCCGTGCAGGCTCTTGAGATACTCCTGCTTCGTGCCACTGAAGCCCTCTTCCTCCTGCGCCAAATCGTAGGCAGACTTACCTGGATCACCCTTGTCCCCCGGATCCCCCTTGGCGCCTTGCACAGCTTGAGCGACATCGGCAGTGATGACGTAGGCCTCGGGACTGTTAGCGCCCTTGGAATAGGCGAGGACTTCGGCGAAGGCTTGGCGGACTCTATTCTGACGATAGCCACCGCCCTCGGGCGTTAGGAAGGTTATCTCGACATCCCACTTACCTACCAGCTGAATTGACGCTGGGTAGTGGATGCTGATCGTACTACCCTTGACCTCGAAGGAAGGTGTGATAGGGCGCCAGCGCATATAGGGGATGAGCCGAACGGAAATATCCTTCGCCTGGCTGAGGTCTATCTTTGAGCGCTCGACATAGCTCTTACCCTCGTTGTCGGGGAGGGTGAGTGACTGGCTATGCAGCAGTACCGAGACGGTAGTGTCGTTGCCTTGGACAATGGTTAGCATAGTTACTGTATTGCGAGGTTGGCGTCATTGACTGCGGAGATCAGGAGCTCGGTGATGATGCCCTTGACCTCGGATGGGTCAGTTGACAGGTTGGAGGTCTTGATGGTGAGGTTATCGACGAGCTTGCCGATATGGATAGTTACGTTGGTCGCCTTGCCTGAGCCACCACCCCCCGAATGCCTGCTGGAGGAGTCTGTTGAGCTTCCGCCACCACCGCCAGGAGTGGATATTATCGGGAGATCAACATTGCCGCCTATTACACCTTGAGTTCCAGCATTGGAGCCTTCCCCCTTGCCCTTGGACTTCTCGGCTTCGGCGCTCTCCTTCATCTCCTGATCATAGGCTTCCTTAAAGGCGTTACCCGTCTCCTTCCCGAACTTGGCGAAGGCTCCTGTCATCTTACTGATGGCAGCGGAGATGCCATCACCGTCGAGACTGAAGGCAGCCTTGATGAGATCTCCGATACCCGAGAAGACGGTCTTGGCCATCTCCCAGATATTGGAGAAGGTCACCTTAAAGGCAGCCCACAGTCCTTTGAGCGTAGCACGGAACTTTGCAGATGTGTTCCAGAAGTACACCCCGAGGGCTACGATAGCAGCAATAGCAGCAGCTATCCACCCGATGAGGGGGATAGACATGATCGCAGCACTCACTACTCGGCAAGCACTGACGGCAGCTGTCTTGAAGGAGGCGAAGGCAAGCTGTGACATCATAGCAAAGCCCAGCTGAGCGCTACCACCCGTCACGAGTGATCCGATATAGTAGAAGAGGGCCGTTGCACCACGGGTCAAGAGGGTCACAGCCAGCTT